TTGTTTTGGATCCAGATGATGTTCAAACTTCCTCGGATGGATCTGTTGCCACTAACATACAATTTAAAGCACCAGTTTATCTTGAAGGTGGTAAAGAGTATGCTATTTGTTTAGCATCTAACTCAACCAAATATAGTGTCTATATTTCTAGAGTTGGTGAGAATGATCTCTTATCTGATGCGTTTATTTCAAACCAACCAAATATTCAGCAAGTTGGATCTCTGTTTAAATCACAGAATGCTTCTACATGGGAACCAAGTCAATGGGAAGATCTTAAGTTTACTCTTTATAGGGCAGATTTTGTTGAAAATGGAAGTGTTGAATTCTATAGTCCAGAGTTGACTGAAGGTAATAGTCAGATTCCAACACTACTTCCTAATCCAATCAATCTTAATTCTAGACAAATTAGAGTTGGTCTTGGAACTACAGTTGCTGATGTTTATGAAATCGGCAATACTTTCTTCCAGGAAGGAACGAATGCAACTGGTGACCTCGTAGGAACTGCTGGAACTGCTACAGGAAATCTCACAATTACTAATGCAGGAATTGGATACACTCCTCTTGACGGCAACCAAACCTTTAGTGGAGTAAATCTTGTAACTCTCTCTGGAAATGGTAGAGGTGCTACTGCTGATATTACTATTAACAGTGGTTCTATTGTTGCAGGTGGAGCTACTGTTGTAAATGGTGGTTTTGGATATCAAGTTGGAGACGTTGTTGGTATTAATACGATCGGTGTTGCAACTCTTGGTAGAAATGCAAGATTGACCATTCCAGGTATTGGTCAAACTAGTGAACTTATCCTTAATAACGTTCAAGGTGAATTTGTTGTTGGTGCAGCAAAAACTCTGTTCTTCTTCAATAGTTCTGGTATTTCGACAGAACTTAATTCCTCTGGTGCTGCTGGACTTGGAACTGGTGGAGATGTTCAGATATCTAACATCAAGATTGACACTGATGGTCTTCATATCAATGTTAACCATCAAAATCATGGAATGTATTTTGCAAACAATCAGGTCAAGATTTCTGGAATTACACCCGACATAAAAGCAACCACTCTCTCTGTAGAGTATCCTGCTGATTCAACTGATGGAATTTCTGTAAACCAGGCATCTAGTTTTACCACTTTTGAAAATGTCGGAGTCGGAACAACTAACGTTGGATTACTCATTATTGGTGATGAAGTTATTGAATACACAAATGTCAATGGAAACACTATTGGTGGTGACATCACAAGGGGATCAAATTCAAAATCATATCCAGTTGGAACCCCTGTTCAAAAATATGAATTTGGTGGAGTTAGTTTGAATAGAATCAATAGAACTCATGATCTAGGTGACACAACAGAATCTGATCAGTTTACCTTCGATTCTTATAAAATTAAATTGGATACAAGTTCAACCACTGGAACTGACAGAAGCAGTGATGTTGGTTTCCCCAAACTTTACGTTAATAAAACTAGATCTTCTGGTGGATATCATGTAAAGGCAACACAAAATATACCATATGATCTCATCACACCAAATGTTCAAACTCTGAATGTTCCTGGAACTGTAATAACTGCAGAACTTAGAACCACTAGCTCGAAGAGTTTCAGTGGAACAGAGATTCCATACGTTGATGAGGGATTTGATGATGTCATACTAAATCAAAAGAATTATTTTGATTCTCCCAGAATGATTGCATCTAAGATCAATGAAGAAGCACAACTAACCACCATTCCTGGATCTAAATCAATGAACATGAGACTTTTCTTGAATACGACAGATTCAAGAATCAGTCCCGTCTTGGATGGTCAAAGAGTTAGTGCCATCTTGACTTCAAACAGAGTGAACGATGTGATTACAGATTATGCAACTGATCCTAGAGTCGATTCTCCACTAGAAGATCCTACTGCATGTCAATATGTGTCTAAGGAGATTAACTTAGAGAATCCTGCATCTTCAATTAAGATTATCGTATCTGCTCACATCAATGAGGATGCCGACATTAGAGCATTGTATGCGATTAATAATAAGGAGGATCAAGATCCTATCTTTACACCATTCCCAGGTTACTCTAATCTGAATAATAGAGGTGGAATCATTAATCCTGAAGAGAGTAATGGACTTCCTGATAGTTTTGTGGTAAAATCAAATTCTTATGTTTTTGATGCATATCAAACTGACTATAAGGAGTATACGTTCACTATTGATCAGTTACCCTCCTTTAGAAATTATAGAATTAAGTTGAATCTTACATCTAAGTCACAATGTTATGTTCCTAAAATTAGAGAGTTGAGAGTAATTGCTTTAGCATAATATGGAATTTTATGAAATGGAAGGTCATAAGGATCTCGCAAGAGATCCTGTGACAAATTCAATAGTCAATGTAAATAAACTTGAGCATCAGCAGTATCTCTCAACCCGTGATGTTAAATCTAAAGAGAAGCAAAAAGAACAGACAATTGAGAAAGAACTTGCTAATGTAAAGGATGACATTAACGAAATTAAGTTATTACTAAAGGAGTTACTAAATGGATCCTGACAACATCGAACTAAAGAATTTATCTAAAAGTTTTGCATATCAACAGATTGCAACTGATATAGATAATTGTAATGATAGTGACATGCTTAAAAATATCGCAAAATCTTTTGCAAAACTTTATTATAAACAGCAAGAAACCATGTCAGTAATAGGGTTAGCAGATGGCATCTAGTAACATCGTTTTTGATCCCGACTCAGGAGTACCATATGGTCTCAATTTAACCATCTATGGAGGAGCAGATTTTATTACGAATTTAAATGTAAAAACCACTTCTAGTGGCAATTTTGATTTATCAAATTTTAGTGCTTCTGCTGCCATATCAAAGAGTGTTGCTGTTGGGGCAACACTTGGCATTACATCATCTTTTACTGTTTCATTTACTAATGCTTCCGAAGGGAAGATAAAAATTTCTCACTCTGCTGCTGACACTAGAAATTTAGTTGAAGGAAGATATATGTATGATGTGTTAGTTAAAGAATCAGTTGGTGGAGGAAACACGACATACTCTCTGGTTAATGGAAATGTGTATGTATATAATCCAGTATCCTCAGCACCCTAAATACACATAGGAAACTTGTGAAGTAAATGGCAAAACCAGCAAGTAGGACAGATCTAGTAAATTATTGCAAAAGGCAACTAGGGGCTCCTGTCCTGGAGATTAATATTGCTGATGAGCAAGTAGATGACTTGGTGGATGATGCTCTTCAAATTTTTCATGAGAGAGACTATGATGGAGTCACTCAGACATTTTTAAAATATAAACTAACTCAAGAAGATATTGACAGAGGTAGAGCTAGAGCGGGAAGCACCTCAGCAGGAATAACGACCACTACAAATACCGATACAATTAATGGTGCTACAGTTACATTCTCGTTTGAAGAAAATAGTAACTATCTGAAAGTTCCACCCGAAGTTCTTGGTGTAAATAAAATATTTAAGTTTGACGGATCAAACACTGTAACAAACAATATGTTCAGTGTAAAATATCAGTTGTTTCTCAATGATATTTACTATTGGGGATCAACTGAAATTTTAACTTATGCAATGACAAAACGATATCTTGAGGATATTGATTTTGCATTAAGCACTGAAAAGATGATCAGATTCAATCAGAGATCTGATAGATTATATCTTGATATAGATTGGGGATCTGCTACAAAAGATGACTACATTATCATCGACTGCTATCGTTTGTTAGACCCAGATACTCATACAAGAGTTTGGAATGACTCGTTCTTAAAACGATATCTGACTGCACTAATGAAGAGACAGTGGGGTCAAAATTTAATTAAGTTCCAAGGAGTTAAACTGCCTGGTGGAATTGAACTTAATGGTAGACAAATTTATGATGATGCTGAAAGAGAGTTGCAGATAATTAGAGAACAAATGTCTAATACATATGAGCTTCCACCTTACGATATGATAGGTTGATATCATGGTATTAAATCCGTATTTTACACAAGGAACCACTGGTGAACAGAATCTGGTTCAAGATTTAATAAATGAGCAACTGAGAACTTATGGTGTAGACATATTTTATTTACCTAGAAAATACATGACAGAGAATACTGTCATAAGAGAGGTTGTTCAGTCTAAATTTGATTTAGCACTTCCTCTTGAAGCATACATTGATAATTATGATGAATATTCTGGTGCAGGCAATCTTCTGACAAAGTTTGGAATTCAATCACAAGATGAAGTTAGATTGATTATCTCCAGAGAGAGGTTTGAAAACTATATTACCCCATTGATTCAGGATCAATCTAATATTAAATTATCAACTAGACCCAAGGGTGGAGATCTTATTTGGTTCCCTCTTGATGATAGAATTTACGAAATTAAAGATGTAGAATACGCTAAACCATATTATCAGTTACAAAATCTTTATGTTTATGAGTTGTATTGCGAACTCTTCCGTCTGGAAGACGAAGTTATTGCAACTGGTATTGATGACATCGACAATAACTTAGTTGGTGAAGAGATTGATGGAGTGACCGATGATGGTATCAATACGATTCAAGGTCCAACACAAACACTTACGTTGGTTGGTGCGGCTGTCACTGCTACTGCTGGTGCTGCAATCTTCAATGGTGGTGTAAGACTCTTTACCGTCACCACTAGAGGTGGTGGTTACAGTCGGATTCCAACAGTTGGTATCACGTCTGCCCCTTCTGGTGGAACTACGGCAGTTGGAGTTGCTACTATGATCGGTGGCATCAATTATTGTAACTTAAATACTAATCCAAAATTACAATCTGTACAAGCAGTCAACGTTGTAAATTCTGGTGCAGGATATACAGTAGCACCAGGAGTTACATTCTCTAATGGTGGCACTAGTGGTGCAGGTGCTGCTGCTACAGCAACTATCGGTGATGGTGTTGTTGGATTAGTTACTATCACAGGAGGTGGTGGAGGATATGTAACAAATCCTACTGTCACGTTCTCTTTACCAAAACATGTTGGAGCAGCAGCAACTGCTATTCTTGATTCTCCAATTGTTGGTGGAGGTGTTAGTGTTACTGAAGCAATTATTAGCATTGGTGGATCATCACTATTCTTCCCAGGAGGAACGACAGGTGGTGTCTTCTATGCAAAAGCACCAACAGTCACTTTTGCATTACCAACAGGGACTGGAAATGCAGCAGAAGCAACTGCAACTTTAGATGATATAGCACAAACTGGAGGAACGGTTGAGACACTTGCTATTACAACAGGGGGTAAGTTCTATACCAGTGCTCCAACAGTAACTATTTCACATCCAGGAACAAGTTTTGCATCTGCAACGATTGGAATTGCAGGATCATCTATAGATCCAAGTTCTGTTGCCTTTAGCACTACTGGTAGAGCATACACTACAGCACCTACTGTTGCAATTACAACCACTTCAGGTCAAGATGCACCCACACAAATTGCAGTTGGTATTGCAACTATTGATTCAATAACAGGTATTGTGACGGCAGTTGGATTTAATTCCACTACAGATCCCTGGTGTGTTGGAACTGGAGCAACCATAGGTGCAGGATATACTGCAGCACCTACAATATCGTTTAGTGGAAGTCCCTCTCCAGTACAGGCAACAGCAACTGTTACAGTATCTGTTGCTGGTACAGTTAATACTATTAGTATTGGAAATAGTGGATTTGGTTATAACTCCACTCCAACAGTCAGCATTGCTTCTCCTGGAGGGGCAGACGAGAACTTTAGAGCACTTGGTGTTGCAACCATTAGAGCAACTTCCATCAATCGTGAGGGAACAATTGGTATTGGATCAACTTCCATCACTGGACTCAGTACGACAAATATTGTTGTTGGTGATAGAGTCAGGTTGGGTGTTGGACATAGTGATTATTGGAACTTTATACCATCTGATACGTTTGTCACACAAATCACATCTGATACTGTATTCATTAATAATGCAGCAACAAATGTTGGTATTGCAACATCTGTATTTGAATTTGGTATTGAAAACTGTGGTATTGTAACAGGTATTGCTGTAACATTTGGTGGTGGTGGATATCTGACACCACCAGAAGTTACCATTTCTAATGAAGTATCTGATAAGAACTACATAGACTTTGCAACTGTCCCAGGTATTTCTAGTGCAACTGGTGATCCCGTTGTTAGCTCTGCAGGAACTATAACTTCAATCAGTATTACTGATGGTGGTTTTGGATACGTTATTCCACCTACAGTCACAATCGGAGATGCAGAAGGATCTGGATCTGGAACATTCCAGTTTAATGAAATTGTAACTGGATCTTCTAGTGGAACTACAGCAAGAGTCAGAGTATTTAATTCTGAGACAAATACTCTTGAAGTTGGATCTGTATCTGGTGAATTTAGTCGTGGAGAAACGATTACAGGATCTACATCTGGTGCATCATATGCAATGAGAACAGTTGATGTACAACCAGTAGATGATGGATTTGCTGATAATATCAATATTGAAACTGAAGCAGATGCTATTTTAGATTTCTCTGAACAGAATCCATTTGGCATTCCCTAAATAGAATTACTTAATGGTAAGGCATTGTAGGATTAGACATGTTTGAGTATTTTTACAACGAAATTTTGAGGAGAACCATTATTTCTTTTGGAACCCTCTTTAATGACATTAGCATTAAGCACAAAGATTCTTCTGATGATGTTGCCAGTGTCATAAAGGTTCCTTTAGCATATGGACCTACACAAAAATTCCTTGCAAGACTTGAGCAATCTCCTGACCTAAACAAACCCTTTGCAATCACTTTGCCAAGGATGTCATTTGAGTTTATTGGTCTTACTTATGATCCTACCAGAAAAGTAACTACTACTCAAACTTTTGTTGTTAAAGATCCTGATGATGGATCTGAAACAAAAAAGCAATATATGCCAGTTCCATATAATATGCAATTTGAGTTGTCAATCATGACCAAATTGAATGATGATGCTCTTCAAATTGTAGAACAAATTTTACCATATTTTCAACCAGCATATAATCTTACAGTTCAATTGGTTGAAGCAATTCAAGAAAAAAGAGATATTCCTGTGGTGTTAGAAAACATCACCATGCAAGATGATTATGAAGGTGACTTTACTAGCAGAAGGGTTCTACTTTATACCTTAAGGTTTACAGCAAAAACTTACCTGTTCGGTCCTACTACATCTGCAAGCAAGGATATTATCAAGAAGGCAACTATCAATTATCGTACAGGTGTAGATTCATCAAATACACAAAGAGCAGTTTCTTACTCTGTCACTCCAAGGGCAATCAAGAACTACGATGGAGATATTGCAACTCAACTTACCAGTGATATTACGGTCAGCACGAAAACATTCGATGTTGATGATGGAAGCACGTTGACTGCTGATTCTTACATCGTAATTGGTGATGAGCAGATGTATGTTAAATCCATTAGTGGGAATAAAATTACAGTCAGACGTGGTGAAGATAGTACCACAGCAGCTGCTCATGTTGGGGGTGCTGCGATTGGTAAGATCACTGCTGCTGATAATGCACTTATTGAGACAGGGGATGATTTCGGATTTGATGGTAGTACGTTCTAATGTCTAAATTTGATGAGTTGAATAATACCTTTAATACCTCTGATGATCTTATTCAACCAGAGGTGGTAGAAAAGAAGATTGAAAAAGTAAAAGAAGGTATTGACGATATTAAAAAAGATTATGAATATACTAGAGGTAATCTTTACTCTATCATTGAGAAAGGACAAGAGGCATTGAATGGTGTTCTTGAACTTGCTCAAGAAAGTGAAATGCCAAGAGCATATGAAGTTGCAGGTCAATTAATTAAAAACGTTGC